ATAAAATCATTAAACGATTCGCCCCAGCCGCCTTGTGCAAACTGGTCTTGTATTCTTATTTTCATTTTACGAGCCCTATTATCAGCAGCTTGTAATAATTTAAATCTATATTCTTGAGCTACCATTTCTTTAAGCTCTTCCATTTTGCTTGCGTCTGGTGCTTTTCCATTCTGCTCTACCATCTTTACAACCTCAGCTGCAAATTCGTTTTGTAAATCTTGAGTATGCCCTGGTTCTAAATCAGGTATAGGCGTTGCTTGTAAATCCCATGGGGGTGTGCCTGTCTCTAGCAATATATCACGAAGCCAACTTTCTGCCGCTCTACACTTGACTTCAGTAATCATCATGTAGATATCAGAGCCGCCTTGTTGTTTTATTTGATTAAGCTTATCTGCTTCATACTCTCCGTTTCTTTGGCGAAGACCTTTAAGCATAATATTTTCTATAGGTTTTTTTGCTTGGCGTGCAGCATCCCAACATTTACGAAGATGAGAAGCTAAACCTAGAATTAAAGGTTCGTTCTGACGTTCTTCTAACGCTTTGTCAATTTGCTCCTTTTCTTTTTTAACTAGGTCTTCGTTACCTATTACTTGTAATACCATATTTTATTTTGGTTTAGCGTCTTTAGCTTTACTATCTTTTTTTCTTAGATATTCTTGTCCACCAGTTTCTTTTATAATACTGCCGTCTTTATTTTTTGCCGCACCTGTTTTTCGGATGGTCTCTACCAGTGTTCTCAGTTCTTCTTCACCATATTTCTTTTCAAATTCTGGTGCTCCCATCTCTAAAGATTCTAGTGAATCTTTTGTCACTGGTGCCATAGCAACAACGAGCTTACCGTCTTTATAAGTTTTAGTTTCTACAAGACCACCCTTCTCGTATTTTTTAATTGTATAATTTTTATATCCACGCATAACTACCTCCAATTTAATTTGAGTATATACTTAATTACATTATTGTCCAATAAAAGAAATCTCCTGCTAGGGAGTAAATCTAGCAGAAGATTGTTGGTAGGTATATAACTATGAGAGAAACAATCATAACTATAATCACAAATATGAAAACTATTTACTAGCATATCAAGTCCATCCACCTGCTGCAACAGGTTTTATATCTCTTTTTTGCGTAACTATACCATCTGATGTACTGTTTATGTGTAACATTAAATACTGTAAAGCTTCAGCTACATGCGAGTGTTTGTTCTTGTCTATGCTTCCGTTCTTCTTATGAAACCTATATCCACCCATCATAGCTGCTTTTAATCTTGTACATCTTGGGTCTAATAAAAATGCTGAGTCTCCATCAACTTGACGCATAAGAAAATCATCTACTGCTGAAAGCCTAGCCGATACATTATTAGTCTTAGCTGGCATAACTCTAAAACCCTCAGCTTTTATTATATCTACAGCTGAACGCTCATCAGTCTGAGCCCTTTGTATACCTGCAGGGTCTGATATAACTAGTATTGGTGCTGCTGAGAATCTTTCTGTAAGTAGTGGTTTTAATACAGTCCTTACAAATCGTTGTATGCCCATGTCAAAGCTTACAGCTTCGTCTAGTATTAATACTCTACCTCGTGGGTCTTGTTGTCCTATAACAGCCGCAGGTGTTAGCCCTAAGTCCATACCAATTATTATTGGTCTTACACCATTTATAACAGGTTGTAAAGTTTGGTTTGCCATATGATAGTCAGGTCTAAAATACTTATACACAGGTTGTCCTGCGGTACTTAAGCCGTATTCCCCATCAATATACACACGAATATATTCATCTGACCTACCTTGCGTGTCGTAATATCCTTCAGGTAGATTATCTACATTCTCTGCATCGACGCTTCTACCTGATGGCTGTTTGAATACATCCCACCCATTATCATTAAGAGAAACACCGTCGGAGGGGTCCAATTGCTCCATCTGATAATACCACCATGTATCCATAGTGGGTGGGTTAGTGTCCCCCCACATCCCGAACCAAGAAGGTCCACCATCTTTTGCTGACGGGAAACGACCAATACGTTTTGACATAGCGTCTACAATGTCAGGGTTTATATCCCGACACTCATTAAACCACGCAAATGTTAATTCTAGTGAGTTCAAGTTGGCAACATCATCTGAATCATCAAGTGCCCTGAACATAATCTCACACTCAACATCACCTACTTTTAAGAAGTAAGTTTTAGTTGTTCTCATATATTCTCCACATACACCAGGTGGGAACCAGTCGTGAAATGTTTTAATTGTTGTATCTTGCAGTTGTCTTGCAGTCTCACGAACTATAGCAACCCTTGATTTTCTTATACCTTGCTTGTTGGGTTTTTGCATAGATGCTCGTCTGACTACTTCAAAACAGCTTGCAACTGATTTACCAGAACCTACAGGCCCCATCAGTACACGCATCTTACTGTCAGATACCATAAAATCTTTACATACTTTACTTGGTGTATAATCTATTTCCATTTAACTTCCATAACTTTCTAGTAGTACAACAAAGTATTCCGTTGGTTTTTTCTTATGCCTAATTATTTTTGTATCATAAGACATTGATAACTTCATAAGCTCCGCTGTAAATCTATTATAATCACTTAATGTGTATATTTTCTTAGCAAGTTTACCTTTGTGTATAACATCAAAGGGCTCGCTCAGTCTCGATAAGTTCATGTTCATCTGGGCTTTCTTCACTATTGACGACTCTGGTTGTGTGCTCTTGCCCCCCGAGATTAATTGTAATTTTGACTCCCCCACTGCTTTCCTCCATATTATGTGACTTTGCTTCTAGCCCACCCCACTTAACAGTAGACTTAATTAAATCAGCTTTAACAGCTGAAGATGTTTCTGGGCTGTGTATTAATGTCCATGATGTTGTTAATAATTCTTCAGCTTGAGCTCTAGCTTTAAGCTTAAAGGTCATACCTTTTTCTTTTATTTCATTACGATACGACTCTACTTTTTTTAAGAATACTTTATCTTTGTTAAAGTCAATTATAGCATCAGCCGTTACGTTGTGCCGTGCCTGTACTTCTTCAAGGGATTCACCACTACCTTCTAGCATCAAAGCGATATCAAAAGCTAAGCGGTCTGACCATTTAGTATGATGTAGCGGAAGCGTATCCATAATGGAATCATTAAGTAAAACCAACAGGTTGTCAACAAAAAGTCTGAAACTTTACACGTTGGTTTTTTGGGTCTTGTTATAAGAGGTTTACTTATCTGGGGGGTGGGTATAATTTGCGAGTCCGACTACCCCCCTCTATATAATTTAATATGGATAGTCTACAACCCTTTATTTATACCTGCCAAGCAAAAATTTTTAGATATGAGATAGTTAATCAAGCTTAAACACATTCGGACTTGTTTAAGTAATAACTCTTTTATGAGGACTATTTATGGGACTTTATAAAGGTATGCCTCTTGTTGTTACCATTAGGGAACATCAAGACGGTTCTAAGGATGGTCAAAAGAAGTCTAAAGCTTTTGTAAAATATGGCAAAGCTTCTTTAATACTAGCCCCAGAACCTAATGGGAAGTACTCTAACGATGGTGAGCTTAATGCGAACGATTGTTGGAAGGCAGCCCAGAAAGCTAAAGAAGAGACAGGCCTTCCGTTAAACGAAGACTTCTTTTGGACTGAAGCTATCAAAGCTGCTCCCAAAGGTACACCAATGGTGTTTCACTACTTTCAGAAACATGCTCAGCTAAAACCTGACATGCCAGAATTTAGTAGAGCATCAGCCACTCGTAAAGTTTGGTAGTGTGTATCTAGGCTAAATCCATGTAAGTCAAGGAAGCATTGGTGCTCCTGAGCAAGAGGAAAAAAACTGCTCACTAATTAACTAACTAATTGGAGTAAACAATGAGTATATTTAAAAATATTAAAGTACATTACTTTGATAAGAACCAACCTAAAGTGAGAACATTTGATAATGCATTAGAAGCTAACTTGTTTATTAAATTTCCACCACAGGATATAAGAATAGTTAGCTGGTTCCCACTATCTAACTAACCAAAAGACCTGAACAAGTCTATAAACTGTTCATTCTTTTTATTTATTTTTTAATTATTATATATAATGACCATGGGTCGGGGGGTTACAGCATGCATTAGAAACTAATCTAGGTGATACCGTAAAGTTTACCTAGTAAGTTTACACTATCTAAAGTATCTAGTTGTTACTTTACGTTGTTTCTTAGAATATATATACTCAAACCTTACATCATAATGGTAACAACACGTTGTAACGTAAGGGCTACAGCCATGCATGTATAGTTATACTATCTAAACTATCTAGATTATCTATAAAAATCATATATACCCTTTCATTAGAAGATTTCTAGGCGATACTTATAGTTTCGGGTAACAGGGTATTACCTCAAGATAACTAGATAATCTAGATACTTGAGGATATATCATTGATATATAAGGATTCTTTCTATCTAACTTTACATATACCTCAGGCATATATATCTACCTAAAGCACTCGGTAGCTGTATGCAAATAAAATTTCTACACGGGTCTCGCCAAGCAAAAATTTTTGAGTGTGAGAATATAATCCCAAGCCCGAACGAGCATTTGCTCTTAGGGTGATTATTAATATAACATTACCCTGATAGGGTAGGAGAAAATTATGAGTGAGAGTAAAAAATACTTTGTAGCTATACATCCAACCAACCATAAAAGTGGTAGTAAGATGTTTAGGAAATATGGTGAGGCAAGTTATGGCATTAAATCTTGTTCCTCAGATGAGCCTCATAAATATGAGGTAGGTAAAGATGATGTAAGGTTGCATGAAGACCTTGTGGACTTGTCTACAGCTGATGGTATACCTTTCCAATATTGGACACCTGATAATGAGATAGGGACTGTACCTAAAGTTTTATTTGGTAAGGGTGCCTATTTTGCACTGTTACCTGAGAAAGCTAAGGCTAAGAAAACAACAACTAGTATCGCTGATAGATTGGTTGAGATTAGAAATAAACCAGCTGTAGCAATCAACTAACAACAACTTGTGGTATCCCTAGTGATGTACTAGGGATATCCTTTATGAGAGGTACATTATGAAACACTTATTAAAAAGACCTGATAAGAATGAGACTTATCAACAAAGAGATAGAAGAATTGAGGCTATAGAGATGTATTATGGCTACCCTAAAGCATTGCGTATAGGGTTAAGTATGAATAAATTATTGAGGCTTAAATGATGATTGAATTATTATTAATAGGATTTTTTATATTCGCTGTATGGGTAGCCATATGGTTTAATCAATGAGGTATAGAGATGAGTAGATGTAGAGTATGTAATACCACAATACCAATCGGTAGGTCAAAGCTAGGTTATGTTACATGCCTAGAGTGTGGTGAGGTAGAGGCTCGTAAGGTTAGGCATACAGTGGTACCAATGCATAAGTCTAACTACATAGTAGTGAGCAATAAAGATGACTTGAAAGGTATCAACAATAAAGGTGGTAAGCATGGATAAAGAATACACTATAGAATGTCCTAAGTGTGGACAACTTGTAGTCGGTGATGAGCCACGGATAGTTATTGAATGTGATAACTGTAGAGAGGTTGATGTAAATGAAGATTAATGAATGGGGTGTATTTGTAGAACGACCTGATGAATCTACTTATGAGATTAAATTAAGTGGGGACTTGGCTATTAAAGTTTATGAATACATAAAAAAGTTAGAAGAAGATGATGATAATATTTTATCAGGTAACACAAAAGGGAAGTTGTTGTGGTAAATCTTTAAAGAATTAACTTAGGCAAGAGTTAGAGTACTTCCTAAGTGGGATAGGTAGGTTTCCATGGCTATGTTCCTATCTATCCTTAATGAATTCTATACATAGTGTATAGATGTAACTAGTAATCATGGAGTAAATATGAAAGCTAATGAAGTAATGGAAACCCTAAAGACACTGTTTCCTATCAAGCGTACAGTGTTCATAGAGGGTGCACCTGGTGGTGGTAAGACAACCATTGTCAGAGATGTTGCTAAGCAATTAGGTGTTGAGTATGTAGAAGTGCATATGCCTACCACATTGGTAGAGGACTTAGGTATACCTATGCCTCAACCTGATGGGACAGTTAAGCACATACTACCTGAATGGATACCTGTTGTAGATGGTAAGTATCATGGTAAAAAGGTTATTGTATGCCTAGATGACTTCGGTCAGGCTAGTCAGGATATCCAAAAGACTGTGGCTAACATGGTACAAGGTAGGACACATCATGGCTATGACTTGATAGATGATGTTATGTTTGTTATGACAGGTAACAGGCAATCAGATAGAGCTGGTGTTAATCGTAGGTTATCACACCTAAGCAACAGGTTGACAGTTATGACACTTGATACTGACCTAGCGAATTGGCTAGAGTGGGCTCAAGGTAATGGTGTAGAGGGACTTGTTCAGGCATTTATGCAGTTCAGACCAGACCTATTGCATGACTTTAATCCACAGAAAGAGCAGAATCCTACACCACGTTCATGGGTAGAGGGTGTATCTGATATCCTACCACTGTTTGATAATGACAAGGATAGTATACCACTACAAGAATGTATCATGGGTGCAGTTGGTGAGGGTGCTGGTAGTGAGTTTGTTGGTTTCTTGCGAACATATGCAGACTTACCTAAACCTGAAGAGATACTGAAAAGTCCT